CGCCCTTATTGTGTTAATAAATCTATTATGGATGGCTATAGAATTGTTCGTGAGGTGATGCTGTGAATAATCTTGACGACCAGATGCAAGAGGCTGTTGACCTACTAGCTCATGCGGTATCGGAGGCCGAGGGATGGTATGACGATTGCCGAGGCCGGTCACTTTCAGATGATGACGAAAAGATAGCTAGAGCTAAAATCTTTATAGCTGAGCACAAAGGAATTAGTGATAAGCCAGCAAGGGTTGACATAGATAAGGAGATAAGAAGGGCTGGAGAGGGCCTAGTAAAGCCTATTACTGATTCAATTAGCAAGCTTCTTGATAGCGGCTGGATTGATTTCGATAAGGAGGACGGATATCACATCATGTCTAGCCTTAGAGATATCAAGTTTCGAAATGGAGAGATGCGGTTCAGCATTCCAACTTTTATGTTTGGTTTTGATACTGGTCTCGATTACGAATCAGACTACGATATAGTTATGTATAGGGAGGTTGAGCGATGAGGTCAGCTATATTTGGCGGCGCTCTATTAATGTCTGGAATGAACGGTCATGAGTTTGAATCTATTGGAGCTATAGCAGGATTTCTGGTTGCATTCTTTCTTATGGATTGCATAGAGCTTGGTTGCAGGGTGCATAAGCAATGACAGCTAAGCTAACAGCAAAGCAAGAGGCTTTCTGCCAAGAGTACATGATTGATTTTAATGCTACTCAGGCATGTATAAGGGCTGGATACAGTGAAAAGACTGCTGCTGTACAGGGATGCGAAAACCTAACAAAACCTAATATTGCTAGTAGAATAGCTGAATTACAAATAGCAAGGTCTAAAAGAGTCGAAATTGACGCGGATTATGTCTTATCTGGCCTAAAGCAAGTTGCAGAACGATGTATGCAAGCTGAGCCAGTGATGGTGCGTGATGGCGATGAGATGATCGAGAGCGGAGAGTTTAAGTTCGAACACTCAGGGGCTAACAAAGCTTATGAGTTACTCGGTAAGCACTTGAAGCTATTCACTGATAAGGTCGAGACTACCGGCAAGGATGGCAAAGACCTAATACCCGAAGCTATAAAGATCATCTATGAATGAGGTTAGGCTACCTAAAATATTCAGACCGCTTGATGAGCAGCACCGTTATAAGGTTATGTATGGCGGGCGTGGATCGTCCAAGAGCTGGTCAGTGGCAAGAAAGCTAATCCTTCGAGCAGTGCAAGAGCCTATTCTAATTCTCTGCACAAGGGAGTTGCAGAAGTCTATAAAGCAATCTGTTCATAGGCTATTAAAAGACCAAATCAGCATGATGGGCTTAGCTGCCTTTTTCGATATCACTGATAACTCAATCAAGGGCCGTAACGGGTCAGAGTTCATATTCATAGGAACAAAGCATAATCCTGAAGAGATTAAGTCTACTGAGGGCATTGATATATGCTGGATTGAAGAAGCTCACAACTTAACGGAAGCTAGCTGGGATATTATCGATCCTACTATTAGGAAGTCTGGTTCAGAGATTTGGGTAACGTTTAACACTCGTTTCAAGTTTGATCACGTCTATCAACTGTTTATTGCTAATAGCCCGCCTCCTGGCGCTTGGGTTCAGCGAATCAATCACCAAGACAATCCATACTTTTCAGATACAACGATGCCCGCCCAAATGGAGTACGCAAAGCAGGAGGACTATGAGAAGTATTTGCATATATGGGAGGGTCAATTAAAGATACTGGCTCAAGGCGCTATATTTGGTAAGCAGGTACTTAAGGCGCGTGAGGAAGGGAGGATCTGCAAGATACCAGTCACTGCTAATTCACCTGTTTATACCTTTTGGGATTTAGGGCGCAATGATCATACCGCCATCTGGTTTATGCAGAACATAGGTAAAGAGTACCGGATGATTGATTATTATGAGAATCGATTACAGGATATAGAGCACTATTGCAGGGTCGTATGTGGTCGCGCTACTGATGACGAAATGAAAGACGCTGGTATAACAGAGATGGACAATAAGCGCAGGCAGGCTTACATCTATGGAGAGCACTACATGCCGCATGATGTAGAGGCGCAACCGCTAGGATTAAAGCAAACAAGAAAGCAGCAATTCATAGAGGGCGGCGTTAAACCTATTAACGTAGTGACTCGTATTGCAAATAAGAACGATGCAATAGAATTAGGTAGACAGATATTCCCTGAAGTATGGTTCGATACTGAACGCTGTGACAGGGGTAATGAATGCCTAGCCAACTACCGCTACCAGTACAACGATGACAAAGACACTCACAACCTAGCGCCACATCATGATTGGGCAAGTAATGGAGCAGATGCATTTATGCAGTTCGCTCAAGGGTTTGTAGTGAGAGAGGAGTATAAGCCCCTACCAAAAGCCAGAAAAAGACACAGAGCATAGTCAAAAACTATCAAAGTTGTGTTTCTTTTAAACTATCCCTATAATTAATAGAATCTATCAATACTAATATTGTTATAGGCTTTCTTAATGGGTCACAAGTCAGATCGTAAAATGACAGATAATGAGCTATCGGTAATAGTTAACTCATTGGTGCAAGACTCAGTATCACACAACTCTGAATTCATGAAAGAGAATGAAGAGTATCTACGTCGCTACAACCAAGAGCCTTATGGGGATGAAGATCCCGACTTTTCTCAAGTAATCGCTACAGACGTATCTGATTTAGTAGAAGCCGATATGACTTCTATGGTTAGAGTGTTTCTTGGTTCTGGCTCTATTATCTCATTCGAACCCATTACAGATGACGAATCTGAAGTAAAAGAAGCTCAACAGAAAACAGAATACATTAACTATCTAGTTCAAAGCCGCCCAGGTGCTTATAAAATAATCCATGACTTTCTAAAAGATGCAGAAATCCAGAAAATGGGTGTTCTGCATTACTACATGGAAACTGTGAGAGATACACAGGAGATAGCAAGGGATGATATAACGCTTCCAGAGCTAACCCTGATAACAGAGAATATTGTAGGCCAGGATAATATCGTCGATGCGTCTATTGCTGCTAAAGAAGATAAAGGCGATGGTCTATTTGATGCTCGCATAAGAATTACATCAGAAGTTAAAGAGATAGTAATTGATAACGTCCCTACTGAGGACTTTCTATTATCTCGAAACTCTAGGTCTGTTGATGATGCTCAGTCAGTCGGGCATGTAACCTATCCAACACGTTCTGAGCTTGTTGCTAGTGGTATGAGTGAGAGCGAGGTTAACGAATTCGCTACCAGCTCGCCTAATGCAACAGGCAATCAAGGCGGCAATAAATCAAACGGCGCTAGCTTATCGCAGAATATGAAGGCTATCCGCTGGCGTGATGAGGGCGGAGAAATCATTGATAATGCTGCATTCTCTGAATGGTCAGCCGAAACAGTTAAGCGCGTGCAATTGTATGCCAAGGTTGACTTTGATGGTGATGGAATTGCAGAGCGCAGACGTATAGTTAAGATTGGTAGCACGATTACAGAAAACGAACCATACGACCACGTACCATACGCAATAACGAGCGCTATTATCGAGCCACACAAGGCAATTGGTAACGGTCGCGCATCTTTGGTAATGCAGGATCAATCAATCAATACAGAGCTACAGAGATCATTGCTAGATAATGCCTATGACGCCGGGAATCCACGTACTATCGTTGGTGATGGCGTTAACATGGATGACTATCTAGACCAGCAAAGAGATGGCGTAGTTAGAATGAAGGCTGGCTCTTCTATGGCTCCTAAAGACGGAGTACAGCAGCTATTAACGCCTTATATCGGTGATTCACTTCTTCAGGTTATGCAGTCAAGAGATCAGGCACAAGCTGATAGAACAGGCGGATTACTTGCTTCTCAGGGTCTAGAGGCTGATCAGCTACACAGAGAGACAGCCACAAGGTTTGCAGGTGTTGAGAAAGCTAGCGAGGCTAAGATAGAGCTAGTAGCGCGTAACCATGCAGAGACAGGCTTCCGTAAGTTATATGAAGGCTTGGCGTGGACTCTACAGAGATTCCAGAATGAAGAGCAGCGGGTAAGAGTTGCCGGTAAACCGATTACAGTTAAACCTTCTGAATGGAAATTTAAAACAGTTGCAGTGTCTCAAGTTGGTCTAGGTGCTGGCGCTGGTGAAAAGACAGTGCAGCAATTAACCGGCTTACTATCTATTCAGCAGCAGCTTAAGCAATCAGGCTCTTTGATTGTCGATGATCAGGGTGTTTATAACTCACTAGATAAGATGGTTAAGGCTCTGGGCTTTGCACAGACTGGCGAGTTCTTTAATAACCCTGATGTACCTCAAGAGCTTCTCATGGCTCAGTATCAGCAGCTAGTACAGGCTATGCAGCAAGCACAGCTACAGATTGAAGAGTTAAGCCAGAAAAACCCATTAGCAGAGGCTGAATTAATCAAGGCTCAAGCGTCACTAACAAACGCTGAGCAGAAATCACAGGTTGAATTGATTAAGGCAGATGCGCAAACCACACAGAAGCAGATTGAAACCCTGCAAAAGTCTGCACAGTTCCAAGCAGAGCAAACGCTAGACTATACAAAATTAGAGCTTGATCATAACGTAGACATTCCAGAGGAGGGGCAAAATGCCTAATGATATAGGACAGAGATTCTTGGATATGCTTAGCGCTGGTGAGATCGGCGGTAGAGAGGCTTTTGGTTTTAAAGCGCCTAAAACCAACTTTACTGGATCGCAGGGTCGTGATTTTAGTCAGGCATTAGTTACGCCAGAGTTTACAGGCTCAGAGCAGCAAACAGATAGGGAGCGTCTAATGCAGATAGCGAGAAGCGCCCCAGCATTTAGTGAGCAATACTTCGACACACTAGGAAAGCTTAATCTTTTATTTGATGAAAATGGGCTAGAGAGAGCGAATGCTCCTGAGTCAATTGCTCCACCTCCTTATACGTATGATCAGCAAGGCAATAGAATAGGCATTGCGGGCGCATCAAATAATAATGGCGGCAATGGAGGTTTTGATATTAATCAGCCCGGGTCGGCATCGTCAAGCCCTGATAGATTGGGTTTTTTAAGATCTTTTTTTGGTGGTAATGGGTAATGCTTAAACGGCGCGACAGGTCAATAGATCAAGCAAAAGAAATGGAAGTAGGCCAAGCAATTAGCAACCTACTTTCAAATGAGTATGTACAGGAATCAATAAACGAGATTAAAGACCATTATATTGCAGCGATTGAACAAGATTCATTCACTGATAAAGAAGTATCACTAGAGAATTGCAGAAAAATTCAGGTATTAAATGAAATTCTGTCAAATCTCAACAATAAAATAGAACTGGGCAATCAAGCCCGTAAGCGACTTGAGGCCGATAATGGACGCAAATAACGCAGAAGTAATTGAAACGAATTCAACAGAATCAGATACCACTGGTACACCTGATCTTGTTGCTGTAGAAGCGGGTAATACCGTCGAGGGTGAGGTTACCACCGAATCCAGTGTACAAAGCAATACCGCTCAGATAGATAACAGCGACCTTGTTTACGATTTTGAAGGTGAAGAAGTAAGCGCTGCAACTATCAAAAGCTGGAAAGATGACGGTTTACGTCAGGCTG